ACAGATCAAGAGTATAAGGATATGGACAAGCAGATCAAAAAAGATATCAAGAATGGTATTGCTCTTGACCCTGCCATGATGAATCAGTTTGATGCTATGGAAAGAGAGAACGCTGCTTTCCAACCTGAGATTGATTCGTTAGAAGCGGATGCTGCTAATGAAAGAGAGATTGAAAAGATGAAGGCGACACCTAAACCTCCCGCGCCTGCTCCAAAGTCTAATGGTGCTAAATAATTAACACATTCATTTATTTAATATAATGGAAGACCAATCTCTTGAGGTGATTAATCACATCCAAAATAAAAATAGGGCAGTTGCCTTAGATCTTGTTTCGGATATGATGGACGCCGCGGCATCGGAAGCAATTAGTTCATATAAACAAGTAGTTGCTAATAGTTACTTTGAAGAACCTGTAGAAACTCTAGAAACAGAACAATGAAACTTATCACAGAAAATATCGAAGAGGTAGAACTTATTGAAGAAGAATCCGAAGATGGGGAGAAGAGTCTCCATATCGAAGGTATTTTCTTACAGTCCGAGATTAAGAATCGTAACGGACGTATCTACCCCTTTGAAGTTCTCAACCGCGAGGTCGAGAGATATGTCGAAGAGTATGTAGATACTGGGCGCGCCTTAGGTGAGTTAGGACATCCCGATGGTCCTACTGTAAACCTAGATAGAGTTTCACATCTCATTACTTCTCTTAAAGCAGAAGGTAATGATTTCATCGGGAAAGCAAAGATTCTTACTCTTCAACCTCACGGTCAGATGGTAGAGAATCTATTAAAGCAGGGAGTAAAACTTGGTGTTTCTTCCAGAGGCATGGGTAGTCTCGATAAGCGTGAAGACGCTAACTATGTTTGTGACGATTTTATGCTTGCTACTGCTGCTGATATTGTAGCAGATCCTTCCGCTCCTAGTGCTTTTGTTAATGGCATCATGGAAGGAAAAGAATGGGTATGGGAAAACGGTGCTCTAAAAGAGAGTGACGTTGCTAAATACCAGAGATACATTGCTAACGCGCCTACAAAGGTTCAGTTAGAAGAGAGAACTCTAGAGGCATTTAATGCTCTCATGGGTAGACTTTCTAAATAAACTTTTTGATAAATACTTCATAAGAATAATATTGTTTTTACCGCTAGAGGAACACTCAAATGTCAGATATGCTAAAAGAAAAGTTTGGGGAGCTTGTTAAGGAACAAGGTATTACTCTCACTGAGGGTGATCCCATGCCAACAGTTACGGCTTCTGTAATCCCAGCAACAGGATCGGAGCCCTCCAAGATCTCGGATGTTCAAACTGCTAAGGCAGGTGGTGCTGACGGAGCAGGATCTGTTCCTCCAAGCGTTGCTATTGGACAGTCTGCTCCTACAGATCTCGGAGGAAGTACCTCTGCTCCCCTTCACGATAACGATGAAGATGGAGAAGAGAATCCTGGTGCTAAGGCAGCTGCCCCTGTTACTCAGATTTCTGGTGATCCCCAACAGGCCCATCAGAAAGATCCAGGAACTCCTAGATACAGCATCGGAACCGATGTTTCCTACGGAACTACAACTGGTCCTGCTGTAACATATCCAATCAAGCCTGCCTTCGAGCAACTAGACGTATCTTCTGATATTGCTGCTCTAATCGAAGGCACAGAACTTTCTGAAAGTTTTGCTGCTAAAGCAACTACTATCTTCGAAGCTGCTGTAAGAGTTAGACTAGAAGAAGAGTGGGCAAAACTAGAAGAAGCACACACTAAAGCACTTACAGAAAAAGTTGCCGAAGTAAAAGCAGAACTTCAAGAAGAAGTAAAGGGCACTGTTAACTATGCTGTCCAACAATGGATTGAAGAGAATCAGGTTGCTGTAGATCGTGGTGTCAGAAATGAAATCACCACTGATTTTATTGCTGGTCTAAAGAACCTCTTCCAAGAGCACTACATCAATATCCCCGAAGATAAAGAGGATATCGTTGAAGAACTCGCTGAAACTAATCGTGAAATGGAAACCCGTCTCAATGAACAAATTGAGCGTAATGTGAAAACAGTCAACGAGAAGAACGAGATCCAAAGAGAACTTACTTTGCTTAAGTTGTCCGAAGGACTTGCTGATACTCAGAAAGACAAACTCGCTTCCCTAGCACAGGGTATTACTTTCGAGTCTGCTGAGAAGTACACCGAAGCAGTTAAGACTCTCCGTGAGTCGTATTTCCCTGCTCAAGGAGCTCCTCAGATTAGAGAAGAAACAAGCGAGGACGCTGCCGAGGAGTTTGTGCCTAGCACCAACCCAATCATGGATGCCTATGTAAGAGGCATTTCCAAGTTCGGTAAGTGATTTATTATACTAAATAATCTTATACCAATAACAAAAACTTAGAGGTTAAAAATGTTCAACGCAACCCAACTTCAGGAGAAGTGGGATAGAGTTCTTAATCATAAAGATGCACCTGCCATCAATAACAACTATAAGAAAGCTGTCACCGCTGTTATCCTAGAAAACCAAGAGAGAGCAATGAGAGGGGCTGGATCCCCCGGTATGCTTTCTGAGGCACCTGATACTGTTGGTGCTATCGGACCTACAGGTCTATCTGGTTCTGGTCTAGACACCATCGGTCAGGGATCTGGAACAACAGGACTTGCTGGTTTCGATCCTATCATGATCAGCCTTGTCCGTCGTGCTATGCCTAACCTCATGGCATATGACATCTGTGGCGTTCAGCCTATGTCTGGTCCTACCGGACTAATCTTCGCCATGAAGAGTCACTATCAGGTTCAAGGAGCTGCTCTCCGTGATGGTCCAGAAGCTCTCGGACTCACAGAACCCGACACCAACTTCTCGTCCAACTCCGCTGGTCCTGGTGCTTACGATCCTGCTACTGATCCCGTAGATCCTCTCGGTGACGCTTATGCTGGTGCCGGTGCTGATCCTTTACGTACTGTTCCTCCTTATGAGGTAGGTGGTGTCAACACTGCTGGTACTTCCCCTGGATCCAGAGGAATCACCCGTGAAGATGCCGAGGCACTAGGTTCTGGTGCTGGTCTCCTATTCAACGAGATGAGCTTCAGCATCGAGAAGACTGCTGTTACTGCTAGAACCAGAGCACTCCGTTCCGAGTACACCTTGGAACTCGCTCAGGACCTCAAGGCAGTTCATGGTCTTGATGCTGAGCAAGAACTCGCTAACATCCTTTCTAGCGAGATCCTTGCTGAAATCAACCGTGAGGTTGTCCGTAGAGTCTACAGCGTTGCTGAAGTCGGTGCTCGTAACAACGTTGCTACCCCTGGTACTTTCGACCTTGACGTTGACTCCAACGGTCGTTGGTCGGTTGAGAAGTTCAAAGGACTTCTATTCCAGATCGAGCGTGACGCTAACGCTATCGCCCAGAGAACCCGTAGAGGCAAGGGTAACTTCCTCATCTGTTCTGCTGACGTTGCTTCTGCTCTCGCCATGGCAGGCGTACTTGACTACTCCTCCGGTCTAACCGGTGCTGGTGGTCCTTCCATCGGTGAAGTCGATGATACCGGAAACCTCGCTGTTGGTACTATCAACGGTCGTATTAAGGTCTTCGTTGATCCTTACTCTGCTAACCTAAGCGACAACCACTACTACGTAATGGGTTATAAGGGTACTTCTCCTTATGATGCTGGTCTCTTCTACTGCCCATACGTACCTCTCCAGATGCTCAGAAGCATCGATCCTGACACCTTCCAACCTAAGATTGGATTCAAGACTCGCTACGGCATGGTCTCGAACCCATTCGTTCGTGAGGATGTCAACGATCCTACTTCTGAAGCTGATGCTGAGCGTCTACTTGCCAACAACAACCAGTATTACAGAAAGGTTCGTGTTACCAACCTCATGTGATATCGGTTTCGATTGTCAGACAGACCCCTTCGGGGGTCTTTTTTTATGCTTGACAGGATTTCGCTTGTCCGTTATAATTGGCATGTAATTCGGATTCATACCCATGGAATTTTTTAAGATGACCGCTCACGAAGTTAGCGAAGCAATTCCACTAAGTACAGGTGGATCTAAACCTCGTTATCCCTGGTACGAATATAATGTTGGAGAATCTTTCTTTGTACCTATGTCACAAGAAGATATCAAAAAAGGTAAATGTCGCCCTGGTCCACCCAAAGGAGTTAAAGATTCAGGACGTGTTTTCGAAACTAAAAGCATCTATAATTCTGTTAGAAAGCAGTATGGATACAAAGTTACCAGAATTGCTTGACTCCCTTCGGGGGGTCTTTTTTTATGCACATAAATAGTAGTAGCTTGGGAAGTTGACATGCCTGCTGAATGGGTTGGTAGACAATTAGAGAATAGGAACTATCTATCTCCTATCGGGTTTCAGTTGCAACTAGATATTTTTCCTGGTGTAGCTTTTATGTGCCAGACTGCTAACCTTCCTGGTCTAGAAATGCCCACAACCAATGTTCCTACTAGGTTCAGGGAATATCCTGTTGTTCCCGGTGGGGGAGTAAACTATGATGATCTTGTAGTTACATTCATGATTGATGAAGATTTAATAAACTACAAGAGTATTCATAACTGGATTCGTGATAATGGTAACGCGGATCAGATGAAGACAGGACAAGACTATCCGGCATACTCCAATGCTCAGTTACTTGTGCTATCATCTAACTTCAATGCCAATCATATTATTGACTACGTAAGTGTATTTCCGTATTCACTAACTCCAATACCATTTAATGCTAGTGAGCAAGGAGGAGAATACTTTGTTGCTACTGCCGCTTTCAAATTTCAAGACTATACTATTCGAGACAAAGACTTTAAACTATGAGCACTCTTGAGAAACTTCGTTCACGATTTGACCACATTAAAACAGAATGGAAAGAAGATTCAAAAGTAGACTTTCAATTTAAAAATAAACAATACACAGAAGATTTAGGAAATCTAGCATTAAATATTCCTTATCTTCACAACAAGTATCTAAATCATTACTCCGATCTATCTGAAGAGAAGATGGCATTGGAACTCAAGCTTAGATTTGTTGTAAAGAAGAAGAGAGAATACTATAGCGGTGAAGCGGATGCTAAAGAGTATGCCGAGAAACCATTCGGATCTAGTATCAAGACTGCCGAGAAGATGAAAACATATCTAGAAGCAGACGAGGATATCATCTCTCTAGAAGGAACAATTAAATACATCGAGGTTATTATGAACTATCTCGATGGTGTTATGAGACAAATAACTAATAGAGGGTTTCAAATTAAATCCGCTATTGACTGGGAGAAATTTATTAACGGTGTTACATAATGGACAGATTAGTTGTACAGAAGAAGAATGAGGTTTTCCTAACGATCCAGGCAGAACCTCATGTTCACCTTGAGTTATCGGATTACTTTACATTTGAAGTTCCTGAGGCAAAGTTCTTAAAAAGAAATCCAAGATACAGGAATTGGGATGGAACTATTAGACTGTATTCTCCTGCTTCTGGACAACTGTATGTTGGGTTGTGGAATCAACTAAAAGAATGGTGTGACCAGAGAAGAAACTCAATAGAAATTGTAGATAACAACTGGTATGGTAGACCAGATGATACCAATGATTTTATATCTCCTCAGGGTGTAAAGGATTGGGTTGATAAGATCTCTAACATCAAAGCAAGAGACTATCAATACTACACCGTATACAAAGCACTAAAGAATAATCGTGGATTGTTTCTGTCTCCAACAGGATCTGGTAAGTCATTAATGATCTACTCCTTGGTTCGATACTATCATCAAGCAGGTAAGAAAACTCTTATTGTTGTACCCACTACATCATTGGTAGAGCAGATTACAAAAGACTTCGAAGACTATGGATGGGTGACAGATGACATCCATAAGATCTATGGTGGTGCTGATAAGAATGTTGACAAACCTATCATTGTTTCTACATGGCAGTCTATCTATAAATTTCCAAAGAGATGGTTTGATGATATTGACTGTGTGATTGGTGATGAAGCTCATCTATTCAAATCAAAATCACTTACTAATATTATGGAGAAGTGTCACAATGCTGTGTATAGATTTGGTTTTACTGGAACTCTAGATGGAACTAAAACACACAAGTGGACACTAGAAGGATTGTTTGGTGCTTGTGAAAAAGTAACTAAAACTGATGATCTAATCAAGAAAGGATATCTATCTAACTTACGGATCAAGGTAATGCTTCTTAAGCATGATCATATTGATTTCGAAGACTACCACGAAGAGATGGAGTACATTGTTACTCATCAAAGAAGAAACAATATGATTACAGATCTAGTTAAAAATCTAGATGGTAATACTCTGGTGCTATTCAACTTTGTAGAGAAGCATGGTGAGCCACTTTATGACATGATAAATAATTCTGTTGGTACGAATCGAAAAGTATTCTTTGTTAGCGGTTCTACTGATATTGAAGATAGAGAAGAAGTAAGAAGGTTAACTGAACAGGAGAATAACGCTGTTATTGTTGCTTCATACGGAACGTTCTCTACCGGAATTAACATTAAACGACTTCATAATATTATCTTTGCTTCCCCCTCTAAGTCTAGAATTAGGAATCTACAATCTATTGGTAGAGTATTACGTAAGGGAGAAGGTAAAGATATTGCTACTCTTTATGATATTGCTGATGATATCTCTTCTGAAAATAGAAAAAACTATACTTTCTTACACCTAAAGAAAAGAATCCAAATCTATAAAGAAGAGAATTTTAAATACGAAATACAAAAAATAGATTTAAGGTAAATGGAAGAAGAATTTTATTCAACCTTAAAACTAGCATCTGGAGAAGAAATAGTTGCTAAAGTATGTTATCTTCCTGACGAAGATTCTTTACTAGTAGCTAATCCAATGTTGGTAGAAAAGGTAGTCAAAAAAAGAAAAGGAAGATCTGTCGGCGGATTCGTTTTAAAGGAATGGATTAACTCAACCTATGATGATATGTTCGTTATTAAAATGGAGCAGATCATTACTATGACAGAATTAGATAAAAACATTGAAGAGTTTTACCTCAACATCTTAGAGACAGGAGAACAAGGTACAGATGTTAAACCAGAAAAGTTCTCTAGACGTATGGGTTACTTAGGATCTGTAAAAGAAACTAAGATGTACTTAGAAAAAATTTATAAAAGCTCTTAAAAACTAAGTTGTCCTTCAACCCTTAACAGAGTCATTGTACTGAGTTTCTTGGGTTGTGTCAAGCCCCCTTGACAGGATCCCATGACATGTGTATAATGAGTATCAAATAAGTAAACACATAATGTCTAATGCCAAAAAAGAAACCAGAACACTATGTAAATAATCAAGATTTTTTGGAAGCTATTATTGTTTATAAAGAAAAGTGTAGACTAGCAGAGGAACAGGGTAAATCTCGTCCTGTCATTCCCAGATACATTGGCGAGTGCTTTCTAAAGATTGCTAACAGACTATCATTCAAACCAAACTTTGTAAACTATACCTATAGAGATGATATGATCTCGGATGGGATTGAAAACTGTGTTCAGTATATTAATAACTTCAACCCAGAAAAATCAAAGAATCCTTTTGCTTACTTTACTCAGATTATCTACTACGCTTTTCTTCGTCGTATTGCCAAAGAGAATAAGCAGCAGGATATTAAAAATAAAATCCTTGAGCGTTCTGGTCATGAGTATGTGATGCACACAGACACATATGATGGTGATATGTCAGGCATGAACCAACAGTATTCTGATATGTCTAACATCAAAGAAAGTATTGAGACGAGGATGAACCGATGACAAAACCAAAACTCGAAGATTCTTTGGGTGGTACAATGGAAAAGAATGTCCCAGAAGATGCTGAGTGGATTGATGATGCCTTTTACATTAAGAAAACTCGTTTCGGTCTTTATACTAGTATCCTAAAGGATCCTTACGGTGCTCACTTCATTACTGGTGCCACATATGAAGGTGTGCTCAAGGTGTCTCGCTGGCATCTCATGTGTCTTCAGGAAGGCACTTTACAAGACTATACCCGTGTGGTAAACTCTGGTGTAGTAGGAGGTAAGCTATGAAACCCACAGAAAACTACGA